TCTATATGCTAAACTATGCAGTGTACGAAAGTTTGAAAACTCTTTTGAGTCATAACTTAATTGTGAAATGGCACGAGCTAATGCTTCATCTGCCGCTTGATTAGTAAAAGCAAGATAAGCAATCTTATTAGGATTAACTTTATTTTCACGTAACTCTTTTTCTACTATTCGTAGTAAGTGTGTTGTCTTACCTGTTCCCGGTGGTCCAAAAATAATATTTCTCAAAACGGTGTCTCCTCTCCCATATCTGGTGTAGAAAAGTCATCACTGTTTTTTCTTACCCAAGGTACATACCAAAGATACGCTGTCTTACCTTTTATTTTTCTTCTACCATCCCCGCCATTCAATTTACTTCTTATATGTGCCAACATTTGTGTGGTACTAAAATCTTTAAAATCATTCTTCTTTAAAAATTTCTGCAACCAATCTGATTTAAAATATGCAGTTTCTCTTTTTACTTTACCTTCTTTTTCTTCATATTCTTTTTCTTCAAACAATGCTTTACCCATATCTATTTCATCTATGTGTTCTGCTATACCTTGATCTTCTAAGAAACGTTCTAGTAAACTTTCAAATCTACCTGTTTTTGTAATCTCATGTGGCATCTGTATAACTTCAACACTATCAAGTAATGCTTGTAATCTACTATCCCAATCATTAGGTCTCATCATGTTTGGCATTACATTTATTTCATTCATACACGCTTGCCTAAATTTATGTTGATTATATAACTGATCTGTCGACAATTTTAATCTTCTACCGTCTATATTTAAGAACCACGTTGATTCATCACTCTCATACTTTGTTAGATCACTAACTTGATGTTCAAACGAATTACCAATACCATACTGTTTACCTCTACATAAATTTTGTGAGCACACTGCACACATAGGTTGATCTTTACATTTGTATTGATAATCTTTTTTCTCATGCTGTCTTATTGTTTTTAAAACTTGTTGAGCCGGTAATGGTGTTTCCATATATTTATAATTAAACTCTTCTATTTTTGTTGACCAATTTTCTGGCCATTTCTTTTTTGCATATACAGCGTATTGATATAATGTATTGTCTCTTCCTCCGGGTGGTATGCCTTGCGACATCAATGTTGACAAACAGGGAGGTCCATCACTTAACTCTACGTCATTCTTTCTCTTTACTTTAAATTGTTTTAAACTTTCTTCGGTCGTACAATAAGTTTCATATAAAGAAAAGAAATCATCAAGACTACTAGCGCTCCCATCGTCACTAAAGCCATGACGCATAGAATCATCGCCACCGTGATAGGGAAGATTAAGAAAGTTTCCAGTGTCTCCACGATCTGCTTGTATCTCAATTTGTTTTGGAAATATTTCACAATTTGCATAACCTAATTCTCCTGCCCATTCTTGTAGTTTATCACGAACAAGCTTTGCTTGCACGGGTTCTTTTATAAATAAAAATACGTGTGCACCACCGCTTTTTGATCTACACATAA